TCAATATCAGTAATCTCGCCAAGGTTTTGGCCGCCAGGAAGTGTAGAAATTTCAGTTCCTCTACCACCTTCTCTTCTTGGGAGCCAGAAATCTTCAAGCATACTCATATACTTTTTATCATCACGAATTTCTCCAGTGTTAGCATCATATACAAGTTTGTACGATAACGCATCATAACATCACGAAGATATTGCTCTGCCTTTACCTTTGGAAGATTGCCAACATCAATATAGAAAATTCTACGTTCTGGTGCTCTCGACAATCTGTAAATTACCAAAGAGTCTTCAATCATTCTGAGTTGATTGAGAGACTTAATTGATTTGTGTAAATATGAAAGAGTTGATCCCTTATTTCTATCAACTAAACCTGAAGTGCAATATGTGATCGCATCTTTTGCAATTTTGACACCCTGATTTCCACCCATAGAAGATGTATTTGAGGATGGATAATGTGTCTTTGGATTGTAAAGAAAATACTCTTCTATTTCCGGGAAATTATAATCCATAGGATTATCATCCCTTAAATTGGAAGGTAGGGGATTTGTTCTATTATCTTTTTTCTTTTCCTGTCTAATATATCTAATTTTCATTGAGTCAATATATCTCAAATCTTTAATTCCTTCCTGAGGATTTTTTAAATCAATTACTTTATGATAATAGATTCTACCATCAATATACCAATTCCTATAAATTTCGTGTGACTTTCTATCAAAATCAAGAAGTTCTAAAAGATACTTAAACTCACTTCTAATTGTCTTCTTGATTCCATCACTTGCATTAAGATTTGAAAGTTCAATCTGAACTGGACTATCGTCAGAATCTGAAACTATTGCTTCATTTACAATATCTTCGATGGCACTATCCACTTCTGGGTGAAGTGCCATCTCTCTATAACGTTTGATTAAATCAAACTCAGTTCTATATACGCCTTCAATATCTACATAAGAACCAAAAAAACCACTAGTGAGATAATGGTCAGACCCATCCTCATTATTTTGAGGAATGGGTGAGACCGTACTCTTAGTGGTTTTTTGATTATCTTCTATGGAAAATCCAAATAATTTAGACATTATGTATTAATAGCGTACTGTACCTAAGTACTATTTATTACTATTAAGAAATTTCAATTCCAGTTTCATCTCTTCCACCACCAGCATTTTCTCCAGCAGTCCACCACTGAACTTGGAATTCAACGGTATACTCTTCGATAGTATCTCCACTGTCGTATGAAAGATCAATCTGAGATACATTAGTTGGGAAAATGTCATAGAACTTATAAGTTCTAAGTGGTTTGATTGCAGTACCGTTTGTCAACTCTGAATTGGTCTGAGAGAACAATTCTCCAGCACCTCTACCAAGTTGATGAACAAAAGCATCTGTCATGTATGCTGCTGGACTTGTTGCTCCTGTATTATTTGTAAGTTTGCTGATTGAATTCATCCAAACTTCAAAAGCTGTTCTTAATTTAAAGTCTTCATCATTAATAATTGTTACAGTCCAAGCATCAATTGTTCTATCACCAGCTACCTTTAAAGTTCTTCCTCTAAAGGGAACTTCAATTGGCGAAATATTCGATGCAGGAAGTGCTGCAGACTTACAAAGAAACTTAAATGTGTCCGATTCTTGACCAGCACCAGTTCCCCAAGAAGCCTGAAGTGGTGCGGGGAAAGACCCCAACTCAACTTCAAACAGATTAGGTCTTGCGCCACCACCTGCTAGTCTTTCTTTAAATCCTGAAATTGTTCTGAGAGTAGACATTTTTAAAACCTCCTTATTTGTTAATTAATAAAAAATCAAACTCTACCTGCTACTTCTTCAAAAGAAATTCCAGTTCTAGTAGCAACAAAGGTTAATGTAATGTAGTTGATTGATCTTGTTGGCTTCAGGAAAATGTCCGCTCTAAATTCATTGTTGTCGATAACATCTGGAGTGTTATTTGTTTCATCACAAATAACTAAGAAATCAAATACACCTTGCTTAGATTGAACATCTCTCAAGTATGGTTCAACAATGTTTGTGAAGTTTGCTCTTGTTGTTTGGTTATTCAATTCAAACAATTGAGCTTCTCCTGCTGACTTAAGTGCCTGCTCAACAGTCAAGAACAATCTGCGAACATTGATTCTGTCAAATGCAGATGGATATGAAAGGGCAGTTTTATCACCGAACAGCAATATTCCAACACCTGGTTGATTAATTACTGAATTTACTCTAGACTTATAAAGAAGATCTCTCTGAGATTTTGTTGGTGTGTATGCCAACTTAATTGCATTGTTGAGAACACCTCTTTGCTGTCCTGCAGGTGAGAACCAAGGATAGGAAGTCAAACTCGTTCTTGCCATTAAACCTGCAACGTCTGCAGAACATGGAACATATCTAAAGACATTGTTGTACTTATCAAAAGTATACTTATAACCACTATCAAAAATTGCGTATGATGAAGAGGAAAGTGGACTAAAGAAATCCAAAACATTATTAGTTTGTGTAGTTGTATTTGTGATATTTACAACGTCACCTCTGTAAGGAGAAATTACTGCAAGGCAATCTTTGCGAGATTCTGCAATACTAATCAGTTGATTTGCTAGAGCCTGTGTTTTTGCCTTAGTGTCAAGTGATGGTCCTGCAATTAGATAATCAACTTCAACCTCATCTTCATTCTTGAGTAAATCATATGCAGTGGATAATCCATCTAAAGATGCCTCATAAGAATCTACACCATCAGCAAGTTCAAATGTTTGTGCACCAATCGCACTGAACGTTATTCCTTGAGCAGCTTGATTCCATCCACTATCTGAAAGTGAATTTCCAGTATATCCAGTAATTGTTGTAAAACCAGTTGCTACTGGAACAATATTATTTGTAGTATCTTTAGATGTATAGTATGGAGTGCCTGCATAAATGTAGTTTGATACATTTGCAAGATAGTCTCTGTAATAAGTTTTTTCTGGGGAATTTACTCCAGAAATTGCATCGGTTGCTTTAGAAATTCCAATATGCTTCTCAAGAATATTTCCTTGAATACCGCTAATTGATCCAAAGTCATCAACAATTACAATGTGGAAAGCATCATTTTTTGAGCTTCTGCCTAAAGCATACTGTGAAGTTACTGGTTTTGGTGCAATAGATCTCCAGAATAAAACTCCATTCTTAAGACCTAATGTTTGTTGGTCATACCAGTCTTTTTGAGAAACTGCAGTTAAAGATTTTAAAAATGCAGACTCAGATCTAATTCCAACAGCAGTGGATGCAAATCCAGAATAACCTTCAGAATTTTCTACATAATCAATTAAAACTTCAGATTCTCCAGCATTTTGTCTGGAAACAACTTTAACATCGATTGTTTTTGCTGATGTATCAATTCCAGTAATTATTCCTTTTAAAATTCCTGATTTGAGTGAAGTTGTACCAAGACCAACAACTTCCAAATTTTTGTATGCTTGAGTAACAGCAAAACCAACTTGAATTTCAGAACCGAATACAGTATTGAAAGTTAAGATTTGGTCTGCCTTATTGTCAATAGTACATACCTTTAAACCATTTGCCCAAGTTCCGGGTGTCTTGGCTGCATAATGATAATTACCTGAGGTAATAGAGTCATAATCTTCACGATTTTTAATCTTAATTTGTGCATTGGAACTGTATCCAACTCTAGAATTCTTCAGTTCAGTAGAATCAGTTCTGATAACTTTTAAAATTCCACCATAAGAAAGGTATGATGCTGCAGAAATCCAGTACTCATACTGTCCAGATGTAGAAATTGGTTTTCCGAAGGTTTTTACCAGTTCTTGTTCCGTTGCAATTTCTACAACTTCTCCTACTGGACCAAGTTCAAAAGGACCTGCAATACCTCCAATGTTGTCAACAACATTTTCAGCTCTTCCTACGGTTAAATCAACTTCTCTGACAAGTACGCCTGGAGATAATTGAGGAGTCGCCATTTTTTTCTCCGTGATTCTCAGTTTATCTAAAAAATATTTATTAAAAAATCACTTTTCGGGGGGGAAAATGGTGGTGAATGTCTACCAATCGGGATATTCCCACTTATCCACCACTTTGGTTGTCATTTTACTACTAACTCTTCTAATAGTACACTCTTTACATTCATATGAAAAGGAAGAAGATACTGGACCTTTATACTTTCTTGTTCGGTAAAAACTATCTACTAAATTTTTAATTTCTCCACATTTTGTACACTTTCTATCATTTAATAAAAGATGACCAAGCCTTATCTGCTTATCTAATTCCATTATTGATAGTCCCACATATAAGACATGTCTCCATATTCATCAGTGAACCATCTATCTCCATTATTGTCAACAAAAGTTTCTTCTGTATTCAATCCATCAACAATAAATCCAAACGGAGACATATCTTGTTCTATTTGATTTTTTTGTTCTTCGTATAATCTTTTTCTAATATCTTGATCTGTAAGTTCCTTAAAGTAATCCTGAGCAACTAACCAAGCATAGATTACTAAGCACATTGCAAGGTCATCATTACATCCATCCTCTGCTTCAAAAGAATTGTGCTTAGAAATAAATGTTGTCAGTTCGGAAATAATCTCATAGTCATTGAATATAAGTTTATCTTCTTCAATTATAGTCTTTAAATTAAGTGCTCCAACCTTCTTAACTGTTTTAGACATCTTGACGCCAAGTTGAGTTTTCTTTCCAGAAAAACCTTGACCTACAATTTGACCTGCTCTTCCTCTCATAGAGCACATCAAAACATTTTGATACTCCAAATCATAATGAAGTAATGATGCTACTTGATCTCCAATATCATTAACTTCACAAAGAATATATGCCCCGTTATAACTTTTTGCTAATTCGTATATTATATTTGGGAACATCATAGGTTTAATTTCATTGTTCCTATACTTCGCTACCAATCTATGAGGAAACTCTGTAATATCAATAACAACGAATGCGGAATAATCCTCACTAACTCCTCTGGCAACGTCAACTGTTACAACATAATCATGGTTTTCTTTTGGATTCTCATAGACATCCAATCCAGCATTTCTTTTTATTGGGTCACTAAAAACAAGAGATTTTAATTTTGACGGTGCAATCAATGTATCGACAGATCCTAAGAATTCGCACTCAAACTCAACTTTAAACTGCTGTTCAGAAGTGTTAGCAATAGTTTGTGCTTTCCACGCAGAGTCTCTTCCTGGAACTTCTGACCAGTGAACATCTGTTGGAACATATTCATTCTTTCCCCTTTCAGCATCGTGCCAATACCTATAAAAATGGTTCAT